CCATAGATGACCTGCTGGATGACCGTCGTCGGCTCGCGCGGCCAGGCGATGCCTTGCGGCAGCAATGCCGAGAATGCGAAAGCGTACTCGGCCTGCCCCCGGCGAACATGCCGATCCGTCATGCGGCGACGAGCTCCCGACGCGGCAGCACGGTCTCGGGCACATAGGTCACGGTCCCGAGCACGGCGAGGCAGCCATCATTCGGCATCGGATGATCGGTCATGGTCAGCGTGAAATTGCGCGTAACGCGCGAGATCGCTTCCGAGACCCATGCGGCATAGATCGTCGTCGCATCGACGAGCACGCCGTTAACGGCACGGGCCGGCGCCGCGCTCGTGTGCAGCATGTCGGCGACCGATGCCTCGAGGCTGGCGCGGATCGATGCCGTATCGTCGACGAGCGCGACCGTGAAATCGATCGGCTCCGGGATCGGCGCGACGACAAAGATATCCTTGACGGCGACCGGGCGGACCGTATCGAGATAAGCGGCGACAGTCGCGATGTCGTCCGAATTGGGAAAACCGCCCTGATCGGCGCGCAGGCCATCCATCATGAATCGGACGGTCACGGTCCCGATGCCCATCTCGAGCGGCGCGCACCATGCGCGAGTCACGGCCGGGATCCGCAATGTCCATGCCACGTAATCGTCGGCATCGCCGCCCATCGGCGGCTTTTGGATCCGCTGCAGAACGCGCGAGCGCAGGTCGTCATCGCTCTCGATATCGGCTCCGCCGATCAAGGTGACGACGGTCACGCTTGAATCGACGCCGGAAATATCGGTTGCGAAAGAAAGCACCGATCCCGCCGGCAAATTGCCGACCGCGCCCGGCGTCAGCGCGCGGATTGCGATCTGCGTCGGATTGGTCGGATCCGTGCTGATGGTCGCTTCTTCAAGCGTCTCGTAAGAGATGCCGCCGGTTGCCCCGATCTGCGAGGCTAAAGGAACAATCGCCCCCGGCGTGCCCGTCGCGGTCACGGCGCCTTGCGCCAGCGAGGCCATCTTGCGCCCTTTGCTCCCGTCGGCGTTGACGAGCCATATATCGCCGTGCCGGTCGAGCCATATCGTCTCCGCGGTATCAGGCAGCAATTGCAGCGCGAGCCAATCGATGTATTTGAGAATCAGCGACGCCAGGCCGGCCATCGTGTCGGCCATCACGCGCATAACCTTGTTGCCGTAAACGGTCGCGCCGGCGAGCGCCATGGTGACGTTGTTGCGCACCATTTGCCGCGTTTGCGTCAGCGTCGGCGTGGTCCAAGGCATCGCTAGTTTCCCGAAAGCATGGCCGTCCATAGGCCCTGGAATTGCAGCGTGATCTCCGGCAACGGCCCGCGATTGAGGCGCACCAGGACGTCGATGCGCTCGAGATCGACGCGCGCAGCCACCACATTGACGCTTGTGCAATAGCGCTTCTGGATCAAAGGGAGCATGGCCTCGCGCGTATACTGCTCGGCCCGAGCCACGGTATCGCCTTCCAATGAAAAGGCGTCGCTTATCGGATTGCGCAATAAGACCCAATTGCGAGTCCCGATCGGCCAGGCATCCCATATCTCGGCGCCGTCATCGCCCCACCATCCGCGCCGATCGGTCGAATCGGGATCAGGCAGAACGTCGGTTACGGCCGCCCGCGCATCGGTCATCAACGCGACCTTGACGAGCGTTGCGAGCTCCTGCGATTCGTCGAGCGAGCCGTCGGGCAATAGAAGCCAATCGGCGACCGTATGCTCGAGCGTTGCCAGGCTGACGATGCGAACGTCGCTCATTGCGATAGCACGTTAAGCGTCAGCGGCGGGAAAGCTGGATGGATCACGCCGTTCTCGGCGATGATTTCCTCCCATCGCGAGACATCTTCATAAAGCGAGTACGCGGTCACGAGCAGGGGCATCGGTTGCGCGGTCGTATAGATATTGATGCGCGGAACCTGCAATTCGGTAATATTGAGATGTTGCATGACGGCCGACGATAGGGCGGCAATCGATTCGAACGGCGCCGCCGGCATGCGATCCCACCAATTGACGGCGACATCCTCAAACGCCGAGCCGAGCCGGCCGATCATGTTCTGCACGTCATCGGTGCTGACGAATGTCGTGCTCGCCGCCAGGCGCGATTGCTCGACGATCGTATAGATGAGGCAGGTCTCGACGATCATCAGATTCATATTGTTGTCGGGGACGAGATCGTCGATGAACACGCGCAAGCGATCCATGGCATCGAAGGTTGCGCCGGCGGCGACGGCCGCATCCCAACATGCGAGCAATGGCGCCGAGATCTCGCCGGCCGGGAGTAATTGCGGCACATTGGCGAGCACATAGCCGACCGCACGGCGGACTGCGTAGGCACCGCTCGATCGCGTCGGGAATGTTCCCATCAACTGCTCGAGGATGGACGAAAGCAACGCGTGCACCTCGTCGAGCATCGTCGCATAGAACGGCGGCCACGGAACAAGCGTAATGGTATAGCCGGCGAGCGGATAATTGAACGATGGCGAGCCGAGCGAATAGTCGTTCGCATGAACAGAATGCCCGACAATGCGAATCGGCGGACCGTAGGCAAAGACGGGAGAACCAAGCGAATAGGCTGGCGCGACAAAATAATTCGGCGAGCCGAACGTCGGCGAGCCGAGCGAGTACGCAGTCGCGGCAAACGTAAGATGCTCGACGGCGCCCGGCGCCGCGAAATCGGGCGAGCCGAGCGAATAGGATACCGAGGCAATATATTGAAGTCCGCCGAGGTAGCCGCTGCCGAATGTCGGCGAGCCCAACGAATAGGCATTTGCATGAACGATGAGTTGCGCCGTCGAAAGAATCGGCGAGCCAAATGCTGGCGAGCCGAGCGAATAGGCGTTTGCGTGCAAAACCTCGGTCAGCGCTGGCGTTGCAAATGTCGGCGAGCCAAGCGAATACGACGGCGCAACGGCCAGGACCGCCGATTGAAATGCATTCTCTTGGAATGCGCTGATCTGAAACGCTTTTGACGCCATGATTACGAGCCGGGAATTCCGAAATCGAAGGCAGGAAGCGAGAACACATTGCCGGCCGTCACGCCTTGCGATGCCGCGAGATCGTTGTCGACGAGCAGGCGCGAGTTGACCGAGTCGACGATCGCGTATCGCGTCGCGGTGCCGGTGCCGGTGATCGCGCCATCGGTGATTGCTACCGTCGTGAGTTTGCGGCCGTTCGGCGTGCGCGCGAATGGGCCGGTCAGGGCATTGCCCGCGCCCCAATTTTTATTACCGAGCGCATAGGTGACGGTCGCGTCGGTATAGGTCAGCGGCTCGGCCGAGCACAAATAGACATGCGTCGCGGCACCTTGCAGCGCGACGAGCCCGCTATCGAGTACCCACGTATTACATTTTCCGGCCATGGCTCATTGCTCCTATTCTGACCTGGCGCAAGCCGCCTTCGGGAAACGTGATACCGCCGGCGCCGGCCGCCGAGCTCGCCGCTTCGCTGCTGCTGAATTGATCGAGCAAAACGCCGGCCGCAGCCGCAGCGGCCGCGGCCGCATCCTTGACCACGCCTTCGGTATACATCGTCGTCGTTTGCGGCGTGCCCGCCGCGAGCCCGGCCTCGACGAAAGACATCTCAAAGACGCAGTAGCCGCCGCGCTCGCGCGATTCTGAGCAGGTATAGCGCTCGCACATGAATTGCAGCGGATAGCCGAGGTGCTGCAGATCCGGATTATAGGGATCGTTGAGAATGCCGGGCCCGATCGAGTCGAGAGCCGCCCGCAGCGCATCGCGATTGAGCGAGTAATCAGCCGCCATGCCGTTGGCGCGGATTCCCTCGCCGCCGGCGATCGTAATCAGGTAGCCGGTCATCTGATAGCGATAGGCCAATCGGCCCATGTCCTCGGCATAGGGGATATCGCGCTTAGGGTACTCGTGCGTAACGGTCCTCCGGCCGGATCCTTGCCCCTGCTGATCGACATAGAAAGGGATGGCCTTGAACGAGGCCGGCCGCAGCCTTCGGCGCCAAATCGGGCTGCGCGGGTCGATGTATTGAAGCGCATCGGCCGCCGCAACGGGGCCGAGCAGATTGGCCGGGATCGGCATTAGATTCTCTCGAAGTCTTTCGCGCGGATGACGCCGGCCACGGTCAAATCGCCGGTCACGGTCAGATTGCCGCGAATCGTGATGTTGCCATCGGCATCAACGATCGCCTGCGTTGCGGCCAAGGCATGGGCATCGACATATTGCTTTGTCGCCGCGTCGAGTGCATCAACCGGATCGGCTGCCAGGGTAAGGATCCCGGTCATGGTATCGCCGGCCTTTGAGACTTTACCTGCAAGGCCGCTCGCTTGCGCATCAACGTATTGTTTCGGTGCCGCGTGCAATGCGCTCGTCGGATTGCCCGACAGCGTAAGTGGCCCGGTCATGGTGTCGCCGCTCTTTTTAACGGCGCTACCCTCTAGGGCGGTAAGTCCTGATGCTACGGCTAACAGTGAAACGGTGCCCGGCGTCCCGCTCCCGCTCCAATTGCCGGTCGGCGTTATGCTCGCGCCGCCCCCGGCGACATGATCCGCCGCATGCTCGGTGCCGCTGGTAAAGGTGTCGCCTTGACGCAAGGTTGTGCCGATACGCATGTGCATCGATGCTTTGAATTGGGTATTCTGCCCGCAATCGATCGTGTGATTCTTGTCGGCCTGATACCACCACGATTGCTCATCCTGATCGTGATAGCCGATAACCTGGCCTTCCTGCGTTTGCGTGCCGTCGCGCGATGACTGACCCTTTTTGCAGAATTCGATGCGCGTCGCCGTGCAATTGACGGCGGTATTGACCTTGCCGATGTGATCTTGCTTTTTCTGCTGCGAGCTCCCGTCTTTCGAGCCGCTGCCCGAGCCGCCGCTTGAGCTCTGAATCTTTCGCTCTTGATAATCCTTGGCGACATGGCGCAGCGATGATTTGCGCTTCTGATTGTCGCTATTCTTTTGGTACGACTTGCCGTCGCGCGTGATTTGATAAACGCCATCGGCCTTGTGCAGGACCATTTGCCCCGAGCCATCGGCCGAGTAGTGCGCGCTCTCGCCTTTCTCGATGCCGTATGGCCTTACGCGCCGGTCATCGACGCAAACCGCGATCGGATGCGAGCGATCGCCGTTCGGATAAAGCATCATCGCTTCCGCGCTCTTGCCTTGCGGCTGCTGGCTTTGCTGGCCATTGCCGCCGCCGCCCGAGCTCCCGTTGCCGGCACGCGAGCCGCCCGAGCCGCCGCCTTCCTCTTGGTCCTGATCGAGCGGCAATGCCGTCATGCCGAGATGCTGGAATCTTTCGAAATCGGTCGGCGTCTCGCCGTGCATGACGTCGCCCTTTTTGCATTGCTGCATAAGGTGCATGTCATCCATTTCGCGCATCGAGGCGCGCGAGATCCCGGTCATCGCCTGGCGGCCGGCCGTCCTCGTGTTGGTTCTCATTGCTGCGCGTATCCTCCGAAGGCGGCATAGTTGACGAGCTCAAGCGTCGACCGCGTGCCGGTATTGTTGTCTTGCGAAAACGTGACGGCTTTCAGGATGAGCGGGTTATTGAACATGATAAGCATCGGCGAATTGACGACGACCGTCTCGCCAGGTTCCCATAGTCCGCCCGAGACGGTCTGCCGTTGCCAGCCGAGCAGGGAGACCGTCACGAAAATCTGATTCATGTCGCTGACGTTGTTTTCCATGCCGCCGCGTGCTTGCAGGATCGATTGCGTGAACGATGGGATCTCATTGATGAGTTTTTGCGGCATGTTGCCGGGCGAAAAATCCGACATCGAACCTTGCGAGTCATGCATCAAGTTTTTGATGGCGCCCCAATGGTCATCCGAGCCGGGGCCCTGGCCGGATGTCTCATAGCCGCTCGCCGCGCTCAGAGAATGGATAACCTCGCGCCCCTCGAGGATATTCACGCCTTCGATCGCCGAGCCGCCGCCGCCGAGCGGGCCCGACATCAGAACAAGATTCCCCTGCGCGTCGCCGGTCATGAACATCTTGCCCATGCGCGCGGCGCGCTCGATCGCCTCGCCGGCATGCTCGCCCGGCCGAATGCTGAAACGGTCGAGCGCCTGGCCGGCATCGCCCATGACCTTGACGCCGACTCCCAATTGGCCGGCTAGCTTCGTGGCGATCTGCCCGGCGTCCTGTTTCAAGAATTGGCCGCCATCCTGTTGCGCGGCGCCATGGCCGAGGATCGCGGATTGAGAACACGCTTGAATCTCGACCGTATGCTGCTTTGCGTCATAGAAAACCTGGCGCGTCGCGACGATGCCGGTAATGACGAGATAACCGTCGAGGATGACCGAGCAACTATCGCCGGGCCGGATCCGGAATGCCGAGCGCGACGTCGGATAATCGGGCTCCATTTCCGAGCAGGTCAGCCGGCATGTGCGCGGCGGTACTTCCATCAACGCGCAGCGGACCGAGACCGATTCCCATTCGAAATATTCGGTGCCGCCGACGACGACCACGGCGCGATTCAAATACGGATATCGCGTGATCTGCGGCAGCGGCTCGAGTGCCGGCACCGGGATCGGCGGATTCATCGTCGCGGTTGCGGGCATGCTATTCCTGAATCTCGTTATTCCACGAGCCGCCGGCCCCGCCGGTCGAGGCCATCTGCGGCGTTTGATTCAAGCGAACATCCTTGAACACGCCGTCACCATTTGCAGCGGTTTTTGTTCCACGTGGAACGTTGGAGAAATTGACGTCGACGCGCGCCTTGCCAAGCATCTGCTCTTGTTGCGTGCGAGCTCGGTTGATGTCGATCCGGTTTGCCGTTGCCTGCGAGCGCGCGCTTTGTGCATCTTGCGCGGCATGCGCCCATTTGATGTCGCGCCCCTCAGTACCGAAACGCTCGCCGGTGCCGGGATTGAACGTCTGCGGTCCGCCGCCGAAGCCGACCGATCCCGATGCGTTGCCGGTCGCAAAATTGGAAATGTTCGAGCCGCCGAACGCCTTGTCGATTGCGGAATTGAGCCGGTCGGCGGTAGCGCCGCTGGCCGAGCGGCCGAGTTTGCTCGTCGTCGTGCCCGGATAGTAATGCGGATCCGAAATCGTCGAGCGCAGGGACTTACCGCGCGATAGCGCCCGATTCATCACGCTTTCGATATAAGCCTGCTCGGCTTGCGGTCCCTGGCCGCCGACTTCGGCCATCGTCGAGGCCATCAAGAGTCGGCGCGCATCCGGGTCGGCTTCCAATTCCTTGGCGATGCGCTCGCGCTGCTGCGCCAGGTTGCCCGAGGCTTGCCCCTGATGCGCGGCCGCGTAAGCCGTCTGCTGATCGGCGCCGCCTTCGAATCGCGTCCCTGACGTATCGAGCGGGCCGGCCCCGGTGCCGCGCCGGAATTCGAATTGCGACGATTGCCGCGAGTTGATCGGCTTGCCCTGATTGCCGCCGAGCATATCAAAGGTG